CTACGCGCTGGCCAAGACCGATCAGGGTATGAAAGACCTGCTGGAACACGATGACCCACAGGTGCAGACGCTGGCTGCCGCACGACTCGGAGTGAAGTCCACGCTAGAGGAGACACGCACACAGCGCTTCATCGACATATCAGGGCGTGGCATACTGCCGGTACCGGTGCGCTACTACGCGGCCCATACAGGGCGCTGGGGTGGGGACGACAAGATCAATCTGCAGAACCTACCTAGTCGTGGCCCTAACGCCAAGGCGCTCAAGAAGTGTATCATAGCGCCCGATGGCTACACTATCGTAGAGGCTGACTCGTCACAGATCGAAGCGCGTATGCTTGCGTGGCTGGCTGGGCAGGACGACGTGGTGCAGACATTTGCATCCAAGGGTGACGTCTACAAGAAGATGGCTTCTGCCATCTATGGCGTTACCGAAGACGACGTGACCAAGGATCAGCGCTTTGTCGGTAAGACCACAGTGCTTGGTGCAGGCTACGGCATGGGCGGCGATAAGTTCCAGCTGGCCCTCAAGAACTCTGGGGTGGAGATTACCAAAACCGAAGCGGCTAAGATCATCAGCATCTACCGCGAAACGAATGACATGATCTCTAACATGTGGAAGCAGGCGGGTATCATGCTGCGGTACATGGTGCGTGGAGACGCTATGCCATTCGGTAAAGCCGGGGTGCTAAGCGTAGACCCACACGCGCCCGGTATCATACTGCCCAATGGTCTCTTGATCCGCTACGACGAGCTGGAAGAGGCCGAGAACGAGAAAGGCGGGATGGAGTATTCATACAAAACCCGCATCGGCCGCACCCGTATCTACGGCGGAAAGGTAGTCGAGAACGTCACGCAGGCACTGGCCAGACTTATTATCGGCGAGCAAATGCTGCGAATTAGTAAGAAGTACCGTGTAGTATTGACAGTTCATGATAGCATTGTATGTTGTGTACCTGACGAGGAGGCTGAAACCTGCAAAGCCTATGTCGAAGAGTGTATGCGCTGGGTTCCTGCATGGGCCGAAGGTCTACCCGTCGATTGCGAAGCAGGTATTGGAAAAAATTATGGAGAGACAGAATGAATGAAGATACCCCGACGTTCCTAATAACCCCAGATGGGGACGGAACTGGAATTTTTATGTGCCCTAAGTGCAAAAAAACACACTGGCACACACTGCCGGAAAATGAAGAACCTTCGCATCGCGCGGCTCACTGTGACGATAAAAGTAACTACTCCAACGGGTACTACGTGCAACGGGATGATATGTAATGAGCAGCGCGGGTGCATGGTCTTTTAGTCGGATAAAAGCGTTTGAGACGTGTCCGAAACAGTATTATCACGTGAACGTGCTCAAGCAGTTCCCGTTCCAAGAGACCGATGCAACCAGATATGGTACCGAGTTCCACAAGGCTTGCGAAGAATACATCCGCGACGGAAAGCCAATGCCGCCGCAGTTCTCGTTTATGCAGTCTGCTATGCAGACGCTCGCTGCTATGCCGGGAGAGAAGCACTGCGAACTCAAGATGGGCCTAACCGCTGATCTTGAGCCGTGCGATTTCCATGCCAAGAATGTGTGGTTCCGCGGTATCGTAGACTTGTTGGTTATCAACGGAGATACGGCCCGCATCATCGACTACAAGACTGGCAAGAGCGCGAAGTATGCCGACGTGGGGCAGCTTCAGCTTATGGCCCTGTCGGTGTTCAAGCACTTCCCGCAAGTGAAGAAGGCTAAGGGCGCGCTGCTGTTCACCGTTGCCAACGAGATCGTGAAGCAGGACTACTCCGTCACTGACGAGGGCGTACTGTGGAAGCCGTGGGTTATGAAATATGCCGCCTTAGAAAAGGCCCATGAGACAAATGTGTGGAACCCAAGACCGTCGGGGCTATGCCGAAAGTACTGCCCTGTGCTAGAGTGTGCCCATAACGGGGGTTAATAGCCATGCCTAGAGGACAAGAAAGTGTGCGAAAAATTGTAGGTTGCGCTATATGCGGAACCGAATTTTTTCGGCTGGCGTTCAACCACAAATACTGTTCACTCCCCTGCAAAAGACGAGGGGCGCAGAATACCGGATGCGAATCAACCCCTAGCCAGTACCGGCTAATTTCCGGGAATTGGGGTAAGTACTATAACCGCCTCCGTTGCCAGAAAGGGAGACAAGGATTAACCCTAGATACCCTACTGGGCCTACATGCTACGCAGGGCGGTAGATGTGCGTTGACCGGTGTAGAGATGACTTGTCAGCTGGAGAAGGGTACGAAGTGCCCGACTAACGCCAGTATAGATAGGATTAACCCAAAGGGTGAGTATACCGCGGACAACATCCAGCTAGTTTGCGCCGTAATAAATAAGTTTAGGATCGACACCTCGGTGGAAGACTTCGTCGGGTGGTGCAGAAAGGTGGCCCAACATGCCCTATGTAAATAAACCAAGACCGTGGAAGCACGAGTACCAAAAACAGAAAGAGCGCGGCGAGCACCCAGATCGCATGGAGCGGCAGCGGGCACGTCGCGCTTTGGACAAGAAGGGTGTGGATCGCACTGGCAAGGATGTGAGCCACAAGAAAGCGCTGGCCAAAGGCGGTACCAACGCCGACGGCTACAAGCTGGAAAGCCCCTCGAAGAACCGTAGCCGGAACGGTCACAAGCCCGGTGAGAAAAAACGTTAGGGCAAACCCTAACATCTAGGAGAACACCATGCAGATCATCGACAATAAGGCGTTGCTGTTACGGCTACGCAATCCAAAACAAGTCACTACGATCATCCCAAAAAGCAAAGCAGTTAACGAGCACGAGGTTGTTGTACACTGGGGTGTGAACGAGGCACACACGCTGCGCGGGCTCAATATCAACGTGCCGTCGCCCATTGAGAACCGTTACAGCTGGACGGGTAAGTTTACCCCGATGTCTCACCAGCGCACTACGGCAGCCTTCCTGACTATGAACCGCAAGGCGTTCTGCTTCAACGAAGCGGGAACGGGCAAGACAGCCAGCGCGATATGGGCCGCGGACTTTCTGATGAAGCAGGGTATCATCAAACGCGTTCTCGTTATTTGCCCGCTCTCGATTATGGACAGCGCATGGCGCGCGGACTTGTTCTCATTTGCCATGCACCGGACAGTTGACATCGCCTACGGCACAGCGGCCAAGCGCAAGAAGATCATCGCAGGTAAAGCTGACTTCCTCATCATCAACTACGACGGCGTTGAGATCGTAAAAGATGATATAGCTGCGGCAGGTTACGACCTAATCATCGTGGACGAGGCGAGCCACTACAAGAACGCCCAGAGCAAGCGCTGGAAGGTGCTCAACTCACTGGTAGGGCCTAACACTTGGCTGTGGATGATGACGGGTACACCTGCGGCGCAGGGGCCCGAGGACGCCTACGGCTTGGCCAAGCTCGTTAACCCGATGGGTGTGCCTAAGTTCGCCGCCGCTTGGAAAGACATGGTTATGATTAAGCTATCGCAGTATAGGTGGAAGCCCAAAGAAAACTCCGAGTACATTGTGCACCGTGCACTGCAGCCGGCGATACGGTTCACCAAGGAAGAATGCCTCGACTTGCCTGACATGACATACGTTAAGCGGGATGTGGAACTGACCAAGCAGCAAGACCTATACTACAACCGCCTAAAGAAGCAGATGGTTATGGAAGTCGCTGGAGAGCAGATCACGGCGGTAAACGCAGCTGTTATGATGGGTAAGCTGCTGCAAATATCGGCCGGTGCAAGTTACACCGAGTCAGGCGATACCGTCCAGTTCGACATCAACAACCGCTACAATGTCCTCAAGGAAGTCATCGCCGAAACCTCTCACAAGGTGCTGGTCTTCGTGCCTTTCAAGCACGTCATCAACATGCTGACCGCGCAGCTGACCAAGGATGGCATCACAAATGCTGTCATCAACGGCGACGTGAACGCTGGCACCAGAACCGAGATATTCAAACAGTTTCAGCAGCAGCCCAACCCACGGGTATTGGTTATCCAACCACAGGCCGCTGCGCACGGCGTCACACTCACTGCGGCGGATACAGTCGTCTGGTGGGCGCCAACATCATCACTCGAAACCTATGCGCAGGCTAACGCGCGGGTGCACCGCAAGGGGCAAGTAAACAAGTGTACAGTTGTTCAGTTACAGGGATCGGGTGTAGAGCGTCGGGTTTACAAGATGCTCGACGAGAAGATAGACGTGCATACTAGGGTCGTCGATCTTTATAAAGAGTTACTTGACTAGTGCATTAGATACTACTATATATCAATTCTTGATAGTGAAGGAGAACCACTATGACTACTGAAACTGAGGCCGATGTAGGCCCTACGCCGGACATGCTGACCAGAACCTACATCAAAATCCGCAACAAGCGGGCTGAACTGAAAGCCGAGTTTGACGAGAAGGACAGTGCCCTAGAGGCACAAATCAACGCTCTCAAATCGGAGCTGCTCGACTACTGCAAGTCGCAGAACATCGACAGCGTTCGTACCTCCGAGGGGACGTTCTATCGCACGATCAAGACGCGCTACTGGACAAATGACTGGGACTCGATGAACAAGTTTATCTTGGAACACGAAGTCCCCCAGTTCTACGAGAAGCGCCTCAACCAAACTGTGATGAAGCAGTTCCTAGAGGAAAACCCCGATGTACTTCCACCCGGCCTAAACGTCGACAGCGAGTACGTCATCACTGTAAGGAAGAAATGATGACCGACAAACCCTTTGTTACTATTGAAGGCGTTGCGGAGCATTTTGTCGTATCGGTAGCCACCGTGCGTACATGGCTTCGCAACGGCACGGTACCGAGAGACACCTATCTGAAGGTGGGTAACACCTACAGGTTCGACCTGCCTAAGCTGGCAGACGCACTAGTCAACGCGCCGAAGAAATCGGCGCAGTTGGAAATGGACTTCGACAACGAAACCGATAACTAAGGAGAACAACATGAGTGAAATGACACTTTTTGGCAAAGGCAACCCGCTGGTAAACAGCGACCTCTTCAAGTCGCTGCGCGATATGAACAAGATGCTCGCTGGTGGGCCCGGTTCCGCTGGTAAGCGTATCTCGATCAAGGGTGGCCGGTTCCGCCTTTTTGTAGATGGTGAGCAGGTCTCTGTATCCAAGGAAGACCACCTGAACGTCGTGGTGGTTAACGCTGCGCCGATCTCGCGCACCTACTACGAGGGCACCTACGATCCGAACAACACCTCGGCACCGACCTGCTGGTCATCCGATACACGTGCGCCAGCAGCAGAAGTCCCTGCGGATCAGAAGAAAGCCGTGCGTTGCGCCGACTGCCCCATGAACGTCAAAGGTTCGGGACAAGGCGATAGCCGTGCCTGCCGCTTCAATCAGCGTCTGGCAATCACGCTAGAGGGCAAGCCTGATGAAGTGTATCAGATGCAGCTGCCGGCCACGTCGCTGTTCGGTGACGGCAAGAACGGTAAGATGCCTATGCAGGCATATGCTAAGTTCCTTGATGCGCACGACACGCCTATCATCGCAGTGATGACCCAGATGTCGATGGACGAAAATTCGGAGACTCCAAAACTGTACTTCAAACCCGTGCGTCCTTTGACCGAGGAAGAACTACAAGTTGCAGTGGTAGCCAAAGACAGCGAAGATGCTACCAAGGCTATCACCATGACTGTCGCACAGACTGATGGTGTTAAGAAGAAGGACTCTGAGGCCGGAACCAAGAACTACAATCCGGCCAAGGAAAAGATCATCCTCGACGACGAGGACGAGGTTGTAGAACCGAAGAAAGTTGAAACCAAAAAGGCCGCTAAGCCTGCCGATGGCCCCAAGGCCGACATCTCGGCTCTTGTCTCGCAGTGGGACGACGAGTAATCCTTAACAGGCTTGCCGCGACGAGGGATAAAAATAACCTCACCTCGTCGCGGCATTTCAACAGATAGAGTGGCGGCAATGGATACAATGACATTTTTGCAGTCCGTTCTTGGGACTGCAGGCTCCTACTGCGTTCTTGCTATTAGCGAGAACAGACGCATCCAAAAGTTCTACGACACAATCGAGCAGCTAGAGCACGCTGCCATGAACTTTGACGAAAACGGCTTGGATGCCTACTTCGCCCTCGGTACATTTGAAGAAGCTGGCTCCCGCGAAGCCGATAACGTCAAGCAGATGCGGGCGTTCTTCATGGACTTGGACTGCGGGATTAACCTTAAGACCGGAAAACCAAAAGAGTTCCCCGACCAGCACGCTGCCATAGTGGCGCTAAAGACCTTCGTCAAAGCCAACGGGCTGCCTCGCCCGTTCCTAGTCAGCTCCGGCTATGGTGTGCACGTCTACTGGCCGCTTACTGCGCCTGTGGACTTCATGGCGTGGCTCCCTGTGGCGGAAAAACTCAAGGCGCTCGCCAAGGCCCAAGGGTTTAAGGCCGACGAGACAGTGACCGCCGACGCCGCCCGCGTGCTACGAGTGCCGGGTACGCATAACCACAAGGGTGGTGAGCGTAAGCCCGTTACCTTCTTCGGCATGGCCGAGCCGGCCCCAGTGGAGTTCTTTGCCTTTGCGGCGCTGCTCGAGTCCGTGGCCGGTAGTCTGCCGACTAGCATGCCCGCTAGGCGATATTCCCCAGCTGTTACAAGCAACGCCATGATGGATGCCCTGATCGGTAAGCGGGAAGCGTCGTTTAAGAACATCATGCAGAAGACGATAGCCGGCAAAGGCTGTGCCCAGCTGGCACACTGCATCGAGAACAGGGCAGAACTAT